ACCATTTTTATATATAGCTTTCATTGTCTTATCAGCTTCCTCTTCTTGTGTCTGTCCAGTAAGTTTTAATTTTATCTTTCCTTCAGGCTGTGTTTCCTGTTCTATTAATAAATCAATATACTGTTTAGCTTTCTTTAAGTCGTCTATCTGTGCTTCTTTAGTGTCGTGTTTATAACGCCAACGACAAATATATTTAATAGCATTACCTTCAGCATACGGAATATTATTCTGCATAACAAAGGTAATAGGTTCTATTTTAAATCTAAAGTAGTGAGGTGGGTGTTTTATTTTATCTGCCATAACTTCACCCTTCCAGTTTTCTTATTGTATTCTTTATGTCTAAGAATATGTGCAACTCTAGCTTGTTGTAGAGCCTCTTTCTTAGTAAAGCCTTTAGATTTATAAGCTCCAACAACGATTTTCCATAACTCTAAAAGGGGTACATTAGTGTACTGCGAAATCATTTTTTCAGCAGTTTTAACGCCCACATTTGGTAGTCCTGCGTAACCATCGGTAGAATCACCTGCCAATGTCTGTATCATAAACCAATAATCAGCTAATCTTTGAGGTATATCTTCAACTGTTTCCCCATCTCTACTAACTTTAGCAGGAATTTGTCTCATATCTTTATCAATAGAAACAATAATCCTATCTTCAGTAGGGTGTGGTTCAGTTGCCATTATACCCATAACATCGTCAGCTTCTAAATTTTTCCACATAACTCCATTATGTTTTTTCATAACATAGTCACGCAAAACATTTAAAACCATCGGCTTACGTCTGTCTTTACGATTATCTTTATAACTCGGAAGAATATCTTTACGAAAATTATTCTTATCAGTTAGAGCACAAATATAATCATCAGCTTCTAAGGTAGAACCTAACTCATTTATCTGAGCATCTACTTCAGCCATACACGTCTTTTCATCACAGTGTAATGTCCAAAATCCATCACCCCAATGTGTACTTACTTCATTGGAAGTGGCTATCTTATATATTAATATGTCACCATCTATTAATAATACTTTATCTTTTTTTTTCATTTTTTCTCTCCATTATTCTCTATTAAATTTTTTGCTAATAATATTTCGGACAATGGAATTAAAACAAACTTACTTCTATATCCATCACCACCATTTTTTTCATTTTTTTTGTACTTTTCAGCTAATCGTTTAACAGTAGAAGTATCAAACCACATTTTACAGCAATCTTTACCACTAACAGGGTCAGCTAATATATGAATCCACTGCTCAGACTTCGTAGCCATTACTCCTGATGGTTTACCATTACAAGCTATTTCTATAGCTATATTACCAGTTCTATGCCACCAATCTCTTTCGGTTTTTACTTCAAACTTAGTACCTGCTTTTTGATGTAATAAGTCCATAACTCTTTTTTCTCGTTTATTTCCATATAACAAATCTTTTCTAAAATTTGAAGGCTTGTCTAATGTAAAGTCGTGCTCTTTCTTTGTCTCTTTATTTGTATTTAGCATTAATGTGTTTCACTCCAGTTATTTCCTATTTTATATTGCCCAGTTAAAGGTAATCTTAAATTGAAGTGTTTTCCAGTACGTTCAATAGATTCTACAGCTAACTTTCCGATTTTCTCTGCGTCTTCTTCAAGACATTCAACTTGTATTTCATCGTGTACCCAAACAACTTGTTGAACATCATTATATTCTTTAACAGCTTTGTTAAACTCCACTAACCACTGCTTACAAACTATAGCTCCTGCACTTTGTAAAAGTGAATTAAGTGAAGCGTGAACTGAACGAATTTTAATCTGTCTTTTATCAAGACCTACTAAATATCCTCTCTCAGCCGCTTGTTGTACTTGTGTTAATAACTTACTTAAAGCAGGAAGATTATTTAAAAATCTTTCTCGTATCTTCTTAGCTTCTTTCATTGTCTTACCAGTTACTAACGCAATCTTTTTTACACCACCACCATATAGGAAACAGTAGTAAAATCTTTTTGCAAGGTCTCTTGAATCTAAACCTGCTAATTCTTTTGTTTCATTATGTATATCACCATTTAAAACTACTTTAGCATATTCACCTTCATCAAACTTAGACATAAAGTGTGCTAATAATCTAACTTCTAATCCTGATATATCTATACCTACTAATTTTTTTCTTTCAGGAACAGTAAATAAACTTCTACATTCTTTTCCATAAGGGACACCAACACTAGGTACTTGTCCTAAATTTGGGTGTGAGTGACTTGCACGAGCTGTTACTGTAGAATTAGTATTACAAGTTCCGTGTATTCTACCATTAAATTCATTCTTTAACCACGCTTGTGCTCCTGTCGCTAACTGTCCTATTCTTTTATCTAATAAAAAATGTTCACATAAAACTTTTGCTTCAGGATATGGAAGACTAGATAAAACAGTTTCATCTAACTTAGGCTTACCATCATTAGTATATTCTTGAGGTTTCCATTTGTGTCTTTCAATTAATCTATCCGCTATGTGATGTCTTGAACTAGGATTAAAAGTAATTGTTTTCTCTTTATAAAAAGTTTCACCTTTAACATATCCTCTAGCTTTGTTATTAACTTTAGGTATAAATGGTGTACGTTCTAATTTCGGTGGAAACAATTTTTGTAAATCATCTTCTAGTTCTAAACGTCTAGCATTTAATTTAGAATATAATTTAACTGCTTCCTCTTTATTAAACATAAAACCATAACGCTCTTGTTTGAATATTAAAGTTGCTACTTCGTGTTCCAACTCCATCGCCTGACAAGAATAACCTTTACGTTCTATTGTTTTATACAAAGTATCAGTCACCTCAACATCTTGAACACAATAGTCCAACATCTCAGGGCTGTATTCTTTCCAGTCCGTATCAAATGCTTCCTTGTACTCGCCCACCCTATATCCCCACGCTTTCAAGCTATGTCTTCCTATACAATTAGTAGGGAAGCCTTTTCTTTTAAAATCTCGTTCCTTTACATCAGGGTAAAGTAAACGAGTAGCTACTATTGTATCAAAAACCTTGCCTTTAGGTTTAAAGTCGTGAAACTTTTTTAGGACGGGTATATCAAACTTAATAATATTATGTCCAACAATTAGGTCTGCTTTTTCTAATTCTTTTATTGCATTTTCATTGTCTAATTTTAGTATTTCATTAGTATCAATATTTTTTAAGACTATACAATGTATTTTAGTGCATTGGTTTAAAAAACCATCTGTCTCTACATCAAAACAATATTTCATTTTTTATTTAATTCCTTTAATTCTTTGGTGTGTACTAAATTATCAAACTGGTGGTCTTCTTTAGCTCTAGCTAAATCTGCTTTAAGTGTTTCATTTTCTTTTTGTAATGCTTTCATTTCAGGACTATTCATACCAACAGCTTTAATAATAGAGGTCTCTAGCATAGCATCAGCAACTTTTTGTTTTAATATATCTATTTGTTTAGTTAAATCTAATTCTCCTCTGTCATCTATCATATTTTTATTCTCCTAATTTTTAATATATTTACTGTTGGCATTGTAGTGACATTCCCTACATCACCTAATGTTCCATCATCAGTAAAATTAACATCACCTGCAATTATATGTACATCTTTGTCTGCTCTAATAAGCCAACCTACTGTGATACAAATTGTTACTTTACTTGCTTTGGCTTCTTTTAAATTTAACCAAGCTGAATTAGAATTTATATCTTTCCAATAAACTTGGACAAATTTTGCATTTAATACTTTTTTATTTATTATTGGTAATTTCATTAAAATATAATCTCTATTATTATTAAATAAAATGTTATAAAAACAAACATTTGTATTATCATTTTATCTTCAGGAAAATTTCTCATTGTAATGTATGTAATCTAACCTCAACTCTCCAAGCCGCCATCTCTCCATTCATAGCCATCTGTGTTAAAGCATCTTCCATCATAAAAGCAGTGCTTTCTTTACCAACATCTAAAAAAACATTCTTATTATATTTTTTTGCTTTACCTACTGCTTCTAATACATAAGCAGTCCATTGTATTGCTTGTGGTTTTTTAAAAATTGGATTAAAACTCATCAGATATTTCACCTTTTACTTCACTTAAACAACCAGTCTTTAAATCATAATAAAGATTACAAGCGTGACCAGTTTCACCTGAAAATCTATTCTTTAAAATATTTACTTGAGCAATATTATTTTTTGCCTGTAAATTTCTATTCATTGAAATAATTATATCGGATAGTTGAGCTATACTTTGACTACCTCGTAACGCATTTAAACCAACACTCTTACCATCTTCAAAACCTTTGTCTCCCTCTGAACGTCTAAGATGTGATACTAATATTAAACCAATACCAGTTTCTTCTACTAGCGTTCTTAATTTTTGAACAGTATAATCAATTAGTTTTCTTTCATCATTTGTATGTGCATCACCTAATGCTGACAATGCCATATGTAGATGGTCTAAGACCACAAAATCTACTCCACACGCTTTCGCTAAATATCTTATTTTAGATAATAAATTATCAGCAAGAGTGCTACCAAAATGATTGTAGAGATAAAATTTCCCGTTACCAATCGTTGTTTTAAAAACATTTTTAAGTTCACTTTCATTTGTTCCTTCTCTAGTTAGATGTAAAGGTTTTTTAAGAGCAACTCCCATAATTCCTAGAGCACTACGCTTAACACTTTCTTCTAAAGCTATATAACCTACACTAAATTCTTTTTTTAATAAATGTAATGCAACGTGTCTACAAAATGAACTCTTACCTATACCTGTACCTGCGGTAATTGTAACCAGTTCACCTTTTCTTAACCCGTGTGTTTTTGTATTTAAACATTCAAATGGGTAATCAACACTTACATAAGTATCTTCTTTTTTAATTTCATTCCATAAATCTGCACCTAAAACTATTCCATCAGGTCTGTATGCTTTACTAGACCAAATGCAATCTACTAATTCTCTAGTCTTATTAGCTAATAACATTTCATTAGCGTCCTTTAAAGGTAGACTACATATCTTAGCTTTGTTAGGTGAGAATAATTTTGCACATTCTATAGCTCCTTGTTTACCTTGTTCATCTTGGTCAAACATTAAGACTACTGAATCAAATCCTTCTAAAAATTCTAACTCTCTTTGAATATCTTTTTTAGCTCCTTGTGCTCCACTCTTAACACTTACTACTGGAAATTTATTTGAATTAATTTTACTAACACTAAGGCAATCTATTTCTCCCTCAGTTACAATAATCATCTTGCCTTTGTCTCTCCAAAGGTGCTGACCAAATAAACCTGATTGTCTTGCGTCCCCTAGCCATTGAAAGGTCTTATCAGGGTTTCTTAATTTTTGTGCTACTAACTTTTTATCTTTATCATAGTAGTTAGCAATTTGTACTGGTCTTCCAAAGTAAGAACTTGTTTGATAATTAAATTTTCTTACTGTATCTAAATCTATTTTTCTTTTTGTTAAAGGAGTAAGTTCTCCACTTATAAATTTACTGTCTGTTGTTTCTTTTTGTGGCTGTTTCAAATCATTTCCTCTTGTTGTTGTGTTACACGAAAAACAATAAGAGTGACCATCATCATAAACTGAGTTAGCGTCTGACGAACCACAATTATTGCAGGGCGTGTGATATAAAAAGTTACTTTCTTGTTTTTCCATAAAAATTTTCCTGTTAAATATTTTCCCCTTGAGAGCTTTAGCCTCACAATTTCAATCATTTAAGACTTTCCGTTGAGTATTATATACTCTCTCAAGGGGTACAAACAAACTACCTCAGCAATTCACTTACGTTAAAATGCGGAGATAAGGAATCAGTCATATCTCTATGACCAACTATCTGAACCTCTTTGTAATCTTTTTTTAAATCACGAATTAACTCTATAAGAGCTTCATATTGTTTAAAAGTAAAATTACAATCGGGCTTACCATCTATAGCCTGTCCACCGATTAGACAGATACCAATAGAATTTTTATTTGACAATTTAACAGAGCTATCAACGTGAGCACCTGCTATTTGTATATCTCTTCCATCTTGCACTTCACCTTTTCTAGTTATTACTTTGTGAAATGCACAAGAGAACAAACCTTCTTTTCTGTGCTGTAGGTCAATGTCCTTTGCGTCAAAATTCTGTGTCGGATTAGTTTCTGATGAGTGTACGACAATATATTTCGTTTCTTTTCTTATATTACTCATAACCATTCTTTCGGAACGTGTTTACTAGCATACTCATATCCATATCTTTCACACCACATTCCATAAGTTGTTTTAGATTTTTTACTTATTCTAGCTTTTGCATTAGAAAATATAAATCTTATATCTAAATTAGGGTATTGCTCCCTAATCAATTTCATTTTCTGTCTATCTTGAGTGGTGAATAATCCTTTAGTTTCTATAAAAATTTTTTTCTTTGTTAAATGAAAATCAGGCGTATAGGTATGAACCTTTTGAGGCTTAGTATATTTCAACTTAGTCTTTTCAAATTCATACGCTACACGATTGTCTTTAAGCTCTTTCGCTACGGCTTCTTCTAAGCCTGAACGAAATCCGTATCTTAATCCGACCTCTTTAGAAGTCAGCTTTAGCTTCAGTTTCCTGCGATACATTCTTGTCTGTTTCTATCATAGCTTCAGGCTGTTCATAGCCATCTTTAACTTTATCAAAGCCATAACCTTTAGCATTACTAGAGCCACCTTCAACTAACTTAATTACTTGAACGGCTCTTAGTCTCATTGATACACCTGCTCCCGCCATAGCTGTGTAATAAGGTATCAACTCTGCTGATACTTTCATTTCACTACCTGACCAAACATTAGCGTCAATTAGAGGTTTCCCTGTACTATCAAACAATGCAACTCTATTAGGTATTACTTTACCATCTTTAGTTATAATTTGTGCTTTAGTCTTAAATTTAAAAATAACATTTCCTGATGCTTTACCATCAATCATTTCATTTTCATAAGGACTATTAGCTTGTTTGATAACTTTTCCTTTAGCCTTCTCTTTAGCAAGAGTAAGACTTTTTTTAATCTCAGCATTAATTTGAGTTATTAATGGTTGAGCATCTTTCGCCTTTAAAATAAGATTGGTTTTATAATGACCAGTCTCATCAAAACGAGTATCGGGTGTTGTCAGCCACGCATATTGCGAAACTCCAACGGGTGATACAACCTTGACGTAACTATTTTTCGCCATCTTTTTGTCTCCTTGTTTATATGTTCTAAGTATGGGCACTTTAATGCTTTTACGCAAAAAAGAACTTACTTTCCCTCAGTTTATTAATATCCAAATCACCTTTTGAGGGGACTTCAGGTAATGTAGATTTCAGTTTTTCAGGTAATTGTTTTAACACATCTTCCCTGAACTCATTTAGTATGTCGTGCTTAGAAAACATATCAATAAAGGCTTCTCTTATACTTTTATTTAACATTTCCACATCTCCCGCAGTCGTACCAAAACTATCGTGCACATTACAAAAGTTTTTAATTCCATTTTTATATGCAACATTAACAGTCTTAATCATTCCCGCAGAATCAACCGAGTGAACCACGTTAGGAGCTACTCCATTAGACATACGCAATTTATCTGTCCTATCAGTCTCAGCATTGATACGGGGTTTTATAACTTGTCCCATAAGCATAGCTTTAACTCTTTTAGACTTCATTTCAGGGTAGGATTGATAAACTGGAAATCCTACTGGTGTAATCCAGTGAATAGGTAATTGTTCTTTTGAAACAATCTTAGCAATTTCCTGAAGAAATTTCATACCTACTCTTGCTGATTTTAAATTATCCCCAATGCTATCCCAAATGACACTAGCCAAATAAGAAGCGGGTCTAAATAAATCATTAACAAATGGGTGATGTTCACCTTTGTCTTGTCGTTTAGTTAAGTCTTCTATAACAAAGTCCGTACAAGAATATCTTGTTGAACCATAACAAATTGTCATAATACTTCTTTTAGTCGTGGAACGCTTAATTCCATAATCTAACCACTGCTGAGCATAAGGTCTATCTTCTGAAGCGTGTACTTTTAACGTCACATTAACAGCATCAGCAACTAATTGATAAATGTCTTGAGGTGTATCTGTAGGCATTAAATTAACTAACTTACCTGCAATACTATCTCTTAACATTAAAGAATATAATTGAAGACCATTACAACTCCCATCAACATTAACGGGTAGATGTGAAATAAACTTCTCACCTAAAGCTCTACTTTGATAACGTCTCCACTCATCACACCAAGCTAAAAATTGAAAACCATTAGAAGCATCTTCCCACTCTCTATTTCTAAAAGGGTCTTGAGCACATTTAACTATCCAATGCTCATTATCCTCAACCCACTTAACTCTATCTTCTAAAGATACTTTGTCTTCACCATACATATTAGCTCCGTGTACGGCTAACCAAAACGCACCCCTATTCTCAGGAGTGATTTCTTTTCCATTA